CACCCCGATAAGTTGTGCGACGCCCGGCAATACTTCAGCTATTCCCCAAAGTAATCCAACCACCACAACAGCGTAAAACATTCGTCTGAGAACAGGGCTTTGTTCAAAAAGCTTTAATGCTTCCACAATCCAGTCTCCTCCGCTAAAATCGTTCACAGGGAATAAGCCTCCCTACACGTGATTTCTCCCTTGCCACTTCAAGGTGCAGAAACAGAAAACCCCGACTGTTTGCAGCAATCGGGGTTTTCGTTTTTATTCTTTCAGGTTCTTGTGATTTTCCCTTATGTTTTGCCAGTCAGCCGAATTCCTGACCATCCCTGCACCGTCAACCCGTGCCAGTGCCGTATCAAAATATTCCGGAACCTTTTCGATGCCAGTAAATCGCCTGCCGGTATTAACACAGGCAACACCTGTCGAACCACTGCCCATCGCGAAATCCAGCACAGTGTTACCCGGATTGCTGTATGTACATATCAAATCTTCCAGTAATGCGACCGGCTTCTGGGTCGGATGATGACGTTCACGCTCACGCCTGTACTCCAGCACATTCGGTTTATATTTCTGTCCGGGCGGCAAATTAAACACCCTGCCGGATATCCGACGATGTACCGCGATTATCTCATCATATGTCAGAAATCCCGGCATCAGCTCCAGACCGAAACAGGAAATCAGCTCGTTATACGTCTCCCGTGTACACAAACCAAACTGCAATGTATCGAACTGGAAAAAATGCTCTGCGCGCCTGTGACCCAGAACCCTGTTAACAGCCGTGCAGGACCTCAGGCCGATGAATTCCAGAACACGACGACTGTACGCCCTGAGGGGGTGTGTTTTTTCAGAATCGTATTTTTTGAAAAAGACCAGCACATCCTCAAACAACGATACCGGTGCCTTACGAACAGCCAGTGGATTGGCGAAATGCTCCTTTTTCCACACCAGCCGGTACGAAAAAGGCAGATTCCCGTGTGCGCGGGTTATCAGTTGACTTGTGTACGGCTCCTGAGCGAACAGCACCAGCGCCCCGTTCGCTCGCAATACACGCTCGCACAAAGAAAACAACTTCTCCGGCGCGATCGCGCTATCCCACGCCGTTGTCTCCTCGCTCCACCCGCGAACAGAAAGCCCCTTTATGGTTCCGTATGGTGGGTCGCATAAAACCAGGTCCACGCAGCCTGCCGGAATTTTCGGCATAACCTCAAGGCAGTCACCGCAATGAAGCTGAATCATGGAATCTCCCTGCATACATGATGCACCGGGCATGGCGCGCAGATACAAAAAAGCCCCGCAGATGCAGGGAATTAAGTTTTATTCTCTTTGAATGTGTGTTTTTGACTGATTTTGTGCTTTCCGGACGCCCGGCGCCATGTCATTTTTTAGTGAAATACTCTATAAAATGATAATGCCTGCGAATATAAGCCAGCCCCAGCCATCATTCCCACTGATCGCAACGGCTGCCGCCATCAGAAAACATAATGCCGATACATCACGCTTACTCACGGTCAATCCCCCAGCACGCCAGCAATGATTCCTGGTCACGGCGTTCAACCTGCCCGTAGCAACCGTGAGCCATACTTTTGGTTTTCCGGCAGTCCTGACCGTGGTCATATACCCAGCGCCGGATTTGTGCGCAGGCCGCCAGCCGGTGTCCGGCATTCAGTTCCCGCAAAAAGGTGCTGTGTTCGCATTTTTCCAGTCCAATGTTCCACGCACAGAATGACGCAATGCCCGCCTTCTGTGGCGGCGTCAGCGACACTTTGACTATCCGGTCGATTAACGCCAGGGCCTTTTGCTCCTGCTCACGGTCAAGCCGGTCACACTGCACCGGTGTCAGCACCATGCCTTTCCGGACGGGTTTACCGTCAACGTGCGTCAGCCCCTTGCAGATTGTCCAGACGCCACCTGCATCACGATAAGCGTGCGTTCTGTCGCCTTCTTCCTCGTGCAAAAACTGATTCAGCAACGTCAGCGAACTGGCCCCGCCAATAATCAGCGCCATCATGGTTTTGCTCAGGCGGTTCATGGCTATTTACCCAGATAACGGTTTATCTTGCTGGCGCGGTTTTCATCCCACCCCATATCACGTAGCTGACGTAACGTTTTTCGCCGGTAATACCAGTTCAGAAAAAATGTGGCCACACCCAGCACAATACCGGCCAGCATCGCCGCCTTGTTCCACTGCGCCTGTGTGTAGCGGTCGAGCAATCCGACCAGAAAAGAGGACACCGAAAGGCTGTAGCTGGCCACCGTGGTCGCCCTTTGCATAGACGAACTCCTGAAAATAAAAAGCCCGGCAGCAACCAGTGCGCAGGGTAAGAGCGCGGTGGGTGTTACTGTCAGGCTTTGGGATTATGGACATAAAAAAGCCCCGACAAAATCGGGGCAAGGAAGTCATGTTGAAAACAATAATTACCTGTGATGGAGTTGCGGTGCCGGGTGCCTCCCGGTGGCTTCGTGAATGGCGAAAACGAAGCCGTGTGCGCACTCGAAGACCACGAAGGGATCAACGCCATTTACACCCCACCGCACAGATGGGATTCACCACAACAGGACTGATGCTATTAACGGCAACACCACTGAGTCAATATATGCCCTGTAACGCTGGGCCACCAGTATGGAATGTTATGCCCATCAGTTGGGTTCATACAAAACACGTAGCGGATGATTCCCGTGAGGCCTGAAACAGAAAAGGCCGCCAAACGGCAGCCTGTGAATATGTGCCAGATGACGTCTGGCGGCGCATACCCTGCATTTGATATTGTTAAATCTCCCAAAGTAACCCTTCAAACACAAGGCTTTAAAATGACAAAAAGGAAGTTCAGATTTTATCATGCAGACAGGGGTAACTTGCTAAGCCCTGACATGACAATAATCCCTGTAAATGGTCTCTCTGTATTTGGAGAGCAGTATCTCTCCCGGATAAATAGTGGAAATGTGAGCGACGTGCTAGACGAAAATGTACAAAGAGAGATGTTGTATGAAAATGTGCGGATGGGAAATTTTCCATCCCGCCCAAGCCGATTCTCATGCCTGTTTGGTGCGAATTCCATCCCTGACGCGGAAAGTTTCGCCAGAAAGATAATCCCGCAACCAACCATCCCAATTAATATTTATGAAGTCTTTGCTGAAAATTTTGTGGTTCTCGATATGAATTGGATGGATTACATAACAACAGACATGAGTAGACAGATTGAATATGCGCGGCAGTACTGGTATTCATCAATTACCCAGCACGCCCCACTTACCGGCGATAGAATGATACCAACCTTAGAAGTCCTGTTGCCGCTTCCCGTGGAAGTAGGCAAGCAAGTCAGTACTGTCGCTTTTGATTAATCTGGCTGTTCTGCTCAGGGAAATGGGCTAAAGGTTTATGTAAAGTCCACAGCACTTCCGAAAGGATAGCTTTATATAGCTCGCCATCATTTGCATGATAGCGAAACCTTTCAGACGGTGAGATTTCGAAAAGCACCTTTCCCTCATCTGAAACAATTCGGACTTTCACCTTCCCTCCTAATTAAAAGCTATTGATTCAGGTATTCCTGACTCCAGAAACGCAAAAGCCCAAGGCGTTAACCTCGGGCTTGAATTTGTTTGGTCGACGATTGAAGCTATGGCGACAATATCAGATTCACTCAAAATGTATGCTATTTAATTGACTTTTGCAATACCCTGCTGCGAAAAGATCGCTTTTTGTTGTGATCTTGTTTTCACCAGACAAAGCAGAGATTCGGTATCAAGCCTCTTAAAGATGTTACTCATCGCGCGCCAGTAGTCCGCATAGTTGTGGTTCCAGTTGTCAGGCTTAACCCCGCACAGGCTGGCAAGCTCCTGTTGCTGGTAGACGTATCGTCCGGCCAGCCCCTCTCTGACATCCTGCGCCGCCAGCCAGATAAGTTTCTTCAGCCGCTCCACTGTCTTGCCAGCCATCTTCCTCCCTGCAAGCTGCTGTCTGAACTCGCACCACGCCCAACTTGTTATTTCGACCTGGTGTTCCCAGCAGGTATTCTCACTGTAATTCCACAACAACCACGCCTTATAGTGTTCATCGAGCGAAAGAACGGCCCGGCGCCATGAGGCAGTGGAATATTCCACAGGCTTTACCAGCGGAATAGCACTGCCTTTCGCCAGTGACTGCTTGCCGGGGATTGGCGGGTTATTTAACATTATCCAGCTTTCTGTCTCCTCGTCCCAGATACGCTGTTTTTTTCGGGGATAGTTTTTCGTGTCGAATTGCGCGTTCTCCAGCCAGGCCAAAAGCTGCCCTTTAGTCTCCCCGCTTAAATCGGCTGTCGCTACCATTAGCTGTTCACGTACATACTGGAGGTATTGAGTGTTCATTGAGTAAATCCTGTGAACTGATAAATACGAACAAAATTGCGCAGGATGCGGTAGTCCACCAGCACCGAACCCGGACGGCGGTAAATACGAAGGCGCTTCCAGCGCATGCGGAGTATGTCGATCAGTTCTGGTTTCATGCTGCATTATCCTGTCGACGTGCGCGGCGCTTCTCCAGCGCCCGGGCTTTGCGGGTGAATATGGATTTGATGCGTTTCAGGTACGGGATATCGAAACGGCGTGGCACATTGTCTGATTCAAGACGCTCCACCCTTTCGAGGCCTATACGCCTGATGAGGCGGATTCGGTATTCGACCGCATTACCGCTTAACTGCCGGTTGCAGCGCGTGCAGGCCGAATGAACGTTGAATACGTTGAATTTGAGATGTGAGGCGGCACCGCGCGAGCGGTAATGGCTTGCATCGATGGCGCTTCCGGTCAGGAAATTGCTTTTACCAACCAGCGGCGCATCGCAGCTAATGCAGGGTTTACCTTCATCCCGTATCCTGATGTAACGGTTAAAGGCGGCCTGCGCCTCTTTATCCCACTGAGCTTTAGTTTTGAACGACTCACGCTTAGCCTGGCGGCGCTGGCGTTCGGCTTTATCCGCCTGGTGTTTCTCTTTGATACGCCTGGCTGCGGCTTTAATCTTTTCTTTGGCACGCAGCTCCAGAGCATAGATAGCGCCGTGTTCAGGACAGCACCAGACAACGTTGCTGTAAGCAGGATGAAACCATTCCCGGCAAACTTTGCACTTACGGCGCGGTAATTTAGCCATGTTCACCCCCAGACCTTTTGGCGTAAGGATTTTGGCGTCCGCACCCGGCGTGCATATTCAGGTAATTTCGCGCTGACAGTCCAGGTAATGAAGTCAGGGTTCAGGCTCTTTTCTGTCCTTACGCCCCGCTTCTGATAATCCGATATCAGCGTGTCGGCCTGCTCGGTTGTGCAGTCGTGATGATGGAACCAGGAGTATTTCATCGCCATCACCCCGCAAAGCTCATGAGCTGGGCGGCGGCGTTCTCGGCCTCGCGCTGAGTACGGAATGTACGTGATAAAATCCAGCGCCAGAGAACATCGAGCGCGGATTTATACAACTGCTGAAATTCGACCTCATCCATGCTGGAAAAAGCGATGCTGCGGGGATGTTTGCGAAGGGTGCCGTCCGGTAGCTGGATGGCGTCATAGTGACCAGCCTCAACCGTCACCCATGCGCGGTAGGCATCGAATGATTTACACAGGCTAATCCCGTTTGTTAGCCGGCGGTTTGCAATCTGTTCCAGATACTGTTCAGCCGCATCCAGTAATGCGCCCTCATTCCCGCCATATGCAGCGAGAAACTTTGCATAACCGTTTACCAGTTTGCGCTCATTGGCAGAAATGGCGCCGCCGGTGGGTTCCCAGTATTCAAACCCGAGATTAAGCAACGCGAAAAAGCGGCGATGAAACGCAGGATTGCGTACCTGTTTGAAGTCGGCCACCAGCACGGCGCCGAGCTTGATTTTTGATTGCAGCAAATCGCTGGTCTCCGGCGTAGCCGGGATCAGGATTCCAGATGACTGCTTGATGAGTTGTAATTCGTGCGCCATGGTGTTCTCCGTGGCGCAGCAGGTGCAGGTTGTTCAGGCCTACATTTGAAGTGTATCAAAGCAACGGGTAATTCGATAGCCTGCCTTTTCTAACATTTGCGTAAATAATGTTGGAGTTCCAACTATGTCATCAGGGTGAAGGGGAACAAAAGATATCTCGTCACCACGACGATACATCAGGGCGCGTCCGCTATCCGGAATACTACCGAACCTTGCCACTACACAATGATCGTAACAACGTATAACCGCATACCCTGATTCTGGTAAGTCTTCTAACATGTAACCCCCCGTCACACTGACTTTATTTCTGGAAACGTCTGCGACTCCACGATGCTTAATATGCATAAAACCAGTCGTCAGCGCTTTCCCACGTTTCCTGCAGAATGCTCTGTATACGTTTTTTATCGTCATCAGCAGCACCGACGATACTCAGCCCATCCTGACTACCGCGACGGATGGTTAAGTTGCAGTTTTCATACTGATTCTGAAGACGGGTAATTAATTCTTTTTCCAGTGCAGGAACTGCCCCTTCCGGAAGCTGTTTTGTCCGGCTGATAACAAGCTCAATTCTCATAATTCCCTCTACATTTAACTACTGTATATAAACACAGTATACCTGTTAGAAAGAATATTCAAGAGGTGAATAGCACTTTTTGCTAAAGCTAGCCTGTTGTTTCATATCAGATTTTGGGCGAGAAAACCCGCCGTAGCGAGTTCAGATAAAAGAAAACCCGCACTCGGCGGGTTCGCATTCGTTCAAATTACGCTTACTTCTTGGTGCTCTGCTCCGACATTTCCATATATCGCCATGCTAACTTTGTCTCGATCTTCCTGTGATTTTGCTGCAATGTTGAAAACAGATTTATCTAATTGCTTATAGTATAAGACATTTCGAATTTTTCACCGATTGGCTTTAGCTCATCTATAGCCTTATAGATTTCGTCATTTGATGGTTTTTTACCAGAATAAGCGAAGTTGTAAGCATAAAAAACATCTCCTCTGGCATCTATGAACTCCCTAACAAGAGCCTCTTGAACTTTTCCATTGTTATCACTTATTGCGACAAACTTGATGTCTTGTTGGCTTGAATGCAACCATGGCTCTTTTTCTTCTTCAAAAATCATTTGCTGATACATGAGCTTATCCTCGTAATTCATCAAATAATTAACAACAAAAAGTTAGTGTGATTGTACCTAATAATGCTTTTGCTTTCTGCTGTGGATTTAACCAGCACTCATTCTTCCTGCTGAGGTGCTGCCGCAACTCGCAAAGCATCTTCAAGATTTGTGACGTATTCAGAGATGACCACCTCATCCTCACCAAACTCATAGAGCACGTCAAGTAATGCGCGAGCTGAGTTAAACAATTCTGCGAATGAACCATCCGGAGTTACCGGAGAGTTGGTAGCTCCTGTTGCTACCAGCGCTGGCTGGGTGTAGAAATACGGTCTGATAGTCCACCTCTTATTCCAGAAGTCTCGCGTTTTCTCGGCTTCCTCAAGCGTTGCAACACTACAGCCAACCTTTCCGCACTCTTTGATGACGTGGTATCCGGCTGGATCTGCGCTATCAGCCTTGCGGCGTTCCTGTAGCTCACACAGGGCCGCTGCAACATAATGGCTATTGTGCTGATCAGCCCACTGAATGAGCCGAATCAGTGTTGCATTTGAAACGCGTTCGTCTGTTAGTTTGTTATTGGTGATAGTGGTCATGGGTTAGTCCTCAGCCTGCCGTGCTTTCAACCTGATTAGGGAATGTCAGGCACTCATTAAAGGTTGCGCCGATACGCATAGCGGCGGGGATAAATTCATCATGCTCGTTATCTACCAGGTCGCAGATATCCCCGTAGCGCGTCACATCAAACAGCGTCACCTCACAATCGCCAATCGTCGCAAACGCGATCCGATTTGAGGGACACTCCGCCAGTAGCTTATTGAGTTTCTTTACCCAGGCTTTTTCCTGTTTCGTCAAAGTAGCCATATCACTCCCCCTTAACCTTGATGCCAGCGGTGCGTATTTCGTGTATCGCATTGTCATTACCAGCGCACCAACCCTCGGCGTAATCCCGGCTGAATCCGCTCAGGTGCATGACTTCACCAACGCTGAGTTTTGATAAGTTGACCGTCCGCGCCTCCAGTTCTGCTATGCGCCCCTCAAGTTCACAGACTCGGCATTGTTCATCATCGTCAATCAGGTAAAGGCCAATTGTTTCGCCTTCCACCCAGCCGCCGACATCATGGTCGTAACGCTCGCAAGAAAATTCACCGCTGCTATCTCTGGTCGGGATAGTGTAACTGTCGAACGGCCCGCCATATGTAGGTACATAGCCAAGCGTTTCATGCTCAATCCACATGAAGAACCTACGCCCGGTTATTGGGCAAACGTCCGGCTTCCACTGGCTATCAACACTGGCTGCTTTTGACTGCTCAGCAATCCGCTTCTCTGCGGCATCAATGATTCCCTCCAGACGACGGTTTCGGCTTTCGAGTGTTTTGATTTGCTCTTTATCTGCTTCCAGTTCATCCAGCAGCGCCAGCACATCCGGGTCGCTCACATCGACGACAGTGACGCGAGACTGTTCGTAGTGGTCGTCCGCTATTCTGCGGCCTGTGGAGTAATGGCAACCAGCATCGTCATATGTCGCGCCCGTGCAGCCATAGGTAATTCGACTGGCAGACATTCGCTGGATTGTCATTTCCTCGCCGCAAATATGGCATTCAGGTACAGGTTTTGGTGAATAGCGCTCACGCAGCGCCTGTTTGTCGATTGTCATGCTGCACCTCCAAAAATCCATTGGTTACCTGCGTGCGCCTGGAATTTGCAGGACGTGTCAGGCATAACCAACTCATGAACCACTTCGCCTGTTTCAACAAAGTAGTAGTTGCTGTCTGTAACGTTGTTGATGAAGAATGCCTCGCGCTCGCGCCCTGACATCTCACCGAGAATACGCTGCACCTTTTTGGTTACTGGTCGGTAATCAGGTTCTATGCCAGCAAGTTTTGCCGCTGCGTAGTTGTGGTGACCATCCATCAGGATGGTGTATTGCTGCCCACGCAGAACTATCGGGTAAACAGATACAATAAAGCGCTTAAATCTTGCCGCTCTGTCGTTTACCTTTGCCTTGTCGAGATAGCGCTGGCTGCTGATAAGCTGACCTTTAATAATGCTCATGCTGCACCGCCTTCAACGCGTTTAAATTCAATCACCCACACCCAGGGGTTAGCCACCCAGGATTCTTCGCCGTAGATGGATTTCCATAGATATCGGTAACCATCAACGAGCAAATCACCAAACCCTGTATCAGTTACTCCCTCTGCTTCGGCGTCGGATTCAGTAATTGAGTTGAGGCGCTCAACTCGAACTCCGGTAATCTCCAGCGTGATACGGCTTGCCCAGCGCGGCATATGAATTGAGGGACGCCAGCCGCAATGCAGATTATCGTCAGCATCGTAAAACTCTGGCGCAGGCTTACCATCAGCCCTGTAGACACAAAATTCTGGCTTATAAAATTTAGAACTATCTTCGAGATACGACTCCATGTGTTCGTAATCGAATAGCGGTCCCTGATAGGTCTCGCGCACCCAGATGCGATCGCCAACTTCTCCATAAGGACAACCGAACACTTTTGAACGCATCTTTAGGCCGCGCGCATCTGACTGCGACCAAAAATACTTCCCGTTATCTCTACCATTTTTGGAGTCAATTACCCGGCGTAATCCCAGCTCTGAATGCTCTGGCTGAATCGCCATAATCCGCCGCGTCTGCGTTTTCCGTCCGTCGAGAATTGCCCGCACCATCTCAGCGTTAAAAATCATTCCACGCTCTTTCATTTGGTTGCTCCTGTTAAATCAGACCGGCGTCTTTGCGTTGTTTGTATTTCGCCATTAACATCTCGGCTGGCGTTGGACCGCGATCCCGCGACGGCGCGGCTAAAGCGCGACGAACAGGCGGTATGGGTTTACCTGCAAGAGCTCGCTTTTCCCACTCATGCAGAATGTCGCCAGCGGCCCGGACAAGTTCCTTTTCACTTAATTGCCCTTCCGTTCCCCGGCGGCGCAGCTCCAGACAGACGTGGTAATACAGCGGATTTTTATCTCTCCAGGGAAACTGCTCACTGGTCGGATAACGGAAAACAAGCTTCCGCCAACGCCAGTATTCGCCCATGATGTCGTCAACACTGACCCCTAGTGCTCCACTCCCCTCACGGCACCACGCTACAAACTGTCCCGGCGATGGCAGAAACGGACGCTCCTGACGGCGGGCGACACGCATTCCGGCAGCTACTTGTTCCATGGTGGTAATGCCATTCTCACGGAAAGCCAGAACCCACTGGCGCCGGATTTCGTTCATCTCGGCCTGGCTGCGATTAGCCGTGGTAGCAGGGAACGCGGCCATAAGCTGGCTGAACACGTTGTTGATGACCTTAGCAACCTGCTCAACTTGCGGTTTATCGTCATGCTGTTCCGGCATGTTGTTGGCAATACGGCGCATCCGCTCACGGTCAAAATTAACCATCTGCGCAGCAATGTTTTTCATAGCTCCACTCCGTAAATCCAGTCAGTGTTATTCAGGTCAAGTTTTGGCTTAGAGGCAGTTGTGCCAGTCTGTTGCTTGTTGCGGTTGATATCGAGTTGAGTCCACTTTTCGCGGAGCTTTGCCGGGCTAATGACGTTGCCAGCCCAGAAGCTGTCATGGCACGCCCAGCGAAACAGCACGCACATGTCGCGATGTGTTCGTCCGTCACATTCACGCATCAGGCGTATATCGTTAGCCCATCCTGCCAGGTTAGGTTTTCTGGCTGATGGAGAAATGGTTTTTATCAGGTCAAACATCCACTCGGCAGCAGTTAGGTCTTCAGCAGTTCCCCACTTGTTGCCTCTCTGAATCGCTGCTTCGGGTTTTAGAACATGAGGTTTCTTTCCTGGCTTGTCAGAGGATTCGTCAGAATTCTCGGACGTAGATCTTTTAATATTGTCTTTTGTTAGTTTGTCTTTTGTGGTTAGCAACTTCTGCTTAGGTGCGTTAGCAACTTCCGCTAAGGTTTTCTTAGCAGGTTTAGCTAATGTTTTGCAGAATCCGTTATTTTTAGTTTGCCACTCGGAAATATGGATATTCATACCAACCCTGCGGCCTTCCTGAATCAGTACCTTCTTCCTGATCAGACTGTTTTTTGCTGTCGAGCAATGGGTATGATGCTTCTGAATCATCTCCTCTAGCTGCTCGTTGCTGATCCAGTCCATTTTCTTGTTGTATCCATACGTTTTGCGCCATACGGCCATCAGGATGCACAGCTCAGTCTCCGGCAAACCAGAACACATCACGGCATCCAGAAGTTCATTTGCCAGGCGCGTATAGCCATCATCGAGATCTGCCACGCGCGGCTCCTTAGGTGCCACGTCAGGCACAGGAAAATTGATTACTTCGGCAGTGTTTGCCATAATTACTCCTGTGAATTGATCCAGTTAATTCCACCTGAAAGCCGTTGGTGTTCGAGCACCGCGGCTTTCGCCTTTTTGGTTGTTGCCATTTTCAGTCCCACCCCAGCGCATCCGGCCTGGCTCGTTCAGCCTTTAGCCCGGCATCAGCGAGAATCTCTACAGCTGTGAGATAGTTTCTGGACACCAGTACCGCTTCCGGTGGCGCGGCCTGAATCCCAAGAAAAGCCAGCTCTTTCGCCATGTTGCAGAAATATCCCTCAGCTTTACGCCTGCTGACTGTCGACTCGCTGATGCCCATATGCTCGGCGTATGATTTCTGCCCAACTGATGCAAGCCGGTTGAGCAGGACGCTCTCTATTTCAATCGGGTTGATTTCTGGTGGGTCTAACTTTCGTGCAATTGCGTTCTCCATGGGTAAATATCCTCTATGGTTATTTGGCTGATGCCTCTTGACTTGGTAAGCCATCGGTTGGGTTTGGGTAGAGATCAGGACGCAGTTCGTGTGGGGTGACTTTCCAGTCAATAGCTCTTGCCACTCGAACTACAAGTTCGCCGGGAACTTTGTTTTTAAACCAGCCGTTAACGGTCTGAGCACGGCGACCAAGTCGACGCCCCAACTCAGCCTGGCTACACACGGAAAGGATTTTGCGTTGAACAGTTACTTTCATTGGTCGGTCTCATTGAGTGAAGATACGACCAATTATTCAAATTTAATCGATACTGTCAAATTATTTCGATAACCATACCTACAGAAAAAATCTGTATAATGAAACCATGTAATTGTGCGAGAACGAAAAATGAACTTTGGAGAGCGTTTACAAAGAGTGCTTAATGAGACTGGGATCACCCAATCTGAGTTAGGTCGTAGAGTCGGCGCTACCTCTCAATCAGTTAATGGTTGGTGTCAGTCCGGCATTCTTCCCCGAAAAGATATCTTAGAGTTGTTACCTAAGGCCACGGGTAAGCCGTTGTATTGGTTCTTCATGGAGGATGATGAGGAATCGGATGTGCCTGAACGTCTAACGCAAGGTGGTCTGACAGATCTCAATGACCGACAGAAGCGACTCTTAGAAGTATTTGATCAGCTACCAACTGTTGAACAAGACCGTTTTATTGAACTAGCTGGCACCAGACTTCAAGAACTGGACGATTTCATGGCTGAATATCAAAGACGCAGAAAAATCGAACCTCCTTCTCGCTAAACCAGTTTTAAAACTACCAACCGCCTGAACTGGCGGTTTTTTTATGTCTTTAATTCACCCATATCTCGCTTTCTTAATCGCCCCTGTAAAATTAATCATCAAATTTAATTGACACGTATCAATTGAATCGATAATACTTAACCTATCAAACGCAGCAACGAGTCATCAAGGCAGGACGCCCACGAATGTAGCCGCCCGGGGCATACGAAGACCGGGATGAGATGACAAGGTTAACGCGCAGCAGGTGATAAACGTTCCGCTGGCCGGCGATAAGGCAAACGAAGGTGAGAATGATTGATTTCGCACGTAAACCAGCTCGACAGCAGGCCGTCCCGCTCAACCGGATTGAGGTTTTAATCCGCCGCCTCTGCTACCTGCTGGCGCAGAAAGGAGATCCGAATGCTTAAACAAAAGACATGCGCTTACCACCTGTGTGGAAAGCCGATTGAGCAAGGCAAAGAAGTAAAAAACGAGCTGACGCTGATTCGCGGCGCGCAGCTGACACATGAAGAGCGCGATTACTGCTCTGTACGTTGTGCCTCATACGACCAGATGGCGCACGAAAGTTAACGTAAAAGCCGCGCAAGGCGGCCCATACGTCCGGTGACACCGACCAAAGTTCCACCGGAAAACTACACAAAAAAACCAAAGTTCACCCAATGGGCGCTATCTCTGGCCCGGGGATCTTACATCTAAAAAAGAGGATCTCACATGGAATTTTTCTATGTAGTAAAAGCTACGCAGAAATCCGGAAAGGAAGATGCGACGGTCTGGTTCACAGCCAAATCAGAAGCGCGCGCCAACCTTATGCTGGATGTCGTTCTGGAAGATGCTGAAATTGAAACCGGCCGCGGTAAGGATTATGCAAAGCCGATCCGCACCAATTTTCCGATAGTCAACGAGCTGCCGCCGGAAGGTGAAATAAGTTTTACCTTCACTAATTATTATCGCCTCGGTGAAGATGGCATGACTTGGGAACAAATCCCCGGCGTCACCCTGCCATCATCTGAAGCTGCCGCAGCGGCTCGACAGCGCATCGTTGACGGTGTTAACACTGAAACAGGTGAGGTGCTGGAGGACCACAACGAAAATTTTGAGAACAAAGACAGCAGCCCTACCCCGTCCCCCGAGCTAACGGTTGTCGCAACTATGCCCCTCCGTCACCGCGTTCTTGCTCAGTACATAGGTGAAGGTGAGTATCTTTATCACGTCGACGCCTCCCAGAAAAAAGAAATTCTGCGTCTCGAAATGGACACCGATAATTCATATGCCCAGAACCTGATACTCGCAGCAGAAAATGTAGAGCCGTTCAAAAAAGCTATCGAGCATGACATTCACAAAATAGTGAATGCCGTTAAAAAAGTATTCCCTGTCGATGGAAAAACTCCTGAACTGGCGACTGTTATCCAGTTCCTTAAAACATGGTTCGAAACGGAGCATATCGATCGCGGTTTGCTCGTTAAGGAGTGGGCGAAAGGCAACCGTGTATCGGCTATTCAGCGCACTGAAAGCGGCGCCAACGCTGGCGGTGGCAATAAGACTGACCGTAACCCTGATTACGAACACACTCTCGATACTCTTGACGTAGAGATTGCAATGGCCACTTTGCCTATGGACTTTAATATCTATGAGCTACCTGGCAGCGTTTACCGCCGCGCAAAAGAAATCGTAAAGAAAAAGGAAAGTCCGTTCAAAGAATGGTCCGCAGCACTTCGCGCAACGCCCGGTATCCTGGATTATTCCCGCGCCGCTATTTTCGCGCTGATCCGAAGCGCACACCCTGAGTTTTATCACTACTCCGGACGCCTTCAGGGGTATATCAACGCCAACTTAACGGAGACTGATCACGAGAACCCCACCGAGGAAGCTCTCACGGCTGCCCGACACACTCCGGAAAAAGACGCGGTAGAAGAAGCCAACCGACAGCTTGCCGCCGCGCGCGGTGAATATGTGGAAGGCATCAGCGACCCGAACGACCCAAAATGGGTGAAAACCGAGACAAGCCAGCCGACCACCGAACCTGAACTGGTTAAAAATGTTGGCAACGGTATTTTCGACGTGTCCGCTTTAATGCAGAACTCATCAACTCATGGCACAGAAACGAATCCGGAGACCACCAGCAATGTGCAGGTTCAAAAAGCTGACAGTGATGAAAAACAGGCTGGTGATGCGGTGCAGGCAGGCGAAGGCGATCTGGGTACTGGTAAAGAAGCAGTTACCGTAGAGAACCAGAATCAGGCTGAGACGCACCAGAACAACGATTCTGTGAGCCAATCTGAACCTGAGACGCAACAAAACGTACCGGAATCGCAACAAGAAGAGCCAGAAGCAGCCTGGCCGGAATACTTCGAGCCGGGCCGCTATGAAGGTGTACCAAACGAAGTTTACCACGCCGCCAACGGGATCAGCTCAACTCAGGTGAAAGATGCTCGCGTGTCGCTGATGTACTTTAACGCGCGTCACGTAGAGAAGACTATCGTCAAAGAGCGCTCTCCAGTGCTTGATATGGGCAACCTGGTACATGCTCTGGCTCTACAGCCGGAAAACCTCGAAGCGGAGTTCAGCGTAGAGCCGGAGATCCCTGAGGGTGCTTTCACCACCACCGCCACCCTGCGCGAGTTCATCGACGCGCACAACGCCAGCCTGCCAGCGCTGCTGAGTGCTGACGATATCAAAGCGCTGCTGGAAGAGTACAACGCCACCCTGCCGTCGCAGATGCCGCCTGGAGCTTCGGTAGATGAAACCTATGCATCGTATGAGCAGCTTCCCGAAGAATTCCAGCGCATTGAAAACGGCACCAAACATACAGCCACGGCGATGAAAGCCTGCATCAAAGAGTACAACGCCACCCTGCCCGCGCCGGTTAAAACCAGCGGCAGCCGTGACGCGCTGCTGGAGCAACTGGCAATAATCAACCCTGACCTGGTCGCTCAGGAAGCGCAAAAATCGTCGCCGTTGAAAGTCTCTGGCACGAAGGCCGATCTGATTCAGGCCGTGAAATCAGTCAACCCGGCAGCGGTATTCGCCGACGAATTGCTGGATGCGTGGCGGGAGAACACCGAAGGGAAAGTGCTGGTCACCCGCCAACAGCTCAGCACCGCGCTGAACATTCAGAAAGCCCTGCTGGAGCACCCGACCGCCGGCAAATTGCTGACTCACCCAAGCCGCGCTGTCGAGGTGAGCTATTTTGGGATTGATGAGGAAACCGGGTTGGAAGTTCGGGTACGCCCTGACCTTGAGCTCGATATGGGCGGCCTGCGCATTGGCGCCGACCTGAAAACTATCAGCATGTGGAACATCAAGCTGGAAGGCCTGCGTGCGAAGTTGCACCGGGAAATCATCGATCGGGACTATCACCTGAGCGCGGCCATGTACTGCGAAACTGCGGCGCTGGACCAGTTTTTCTGGATTTTCGTCAACAAAGACGAGAACTACCACTGGGTCGCCATCATTGAGGCGTCTACCGAGTTGCTGGAACTTGGCATGCTGGAATACCGCAAAACAATGCGAGCGATAGCAAACGGCTTCGACACTGGTGAATGGCCAGCGCCTATCACAGAAGACTACACCGACGAACTGAACGATTTTGATGTGCGCCGCCTTGAAGCGTTGCGCGTACAGGCATAAGGGGAAAATCATGGAAAACACAAATATTGTTACCACTGAGCAGCAGGCACCAAACACCATTTCTGCCAGTAACGCAATTTTTAACGTTCAGGCACTGGGTCAGTTAACAGCTTTCGCTAACCTGATGGCAGACTCACAGGTGACGGTACCGGCACACCTTGCAGGGAAACCAGCCGACTGTATGGCTATCGTCATGCAGGCTATGCAATGGGGTATGAATCCTTACGCTGTGGCGCAGAAAACACACCTGGTTAACGGTGTTCTTGGTTACGAGGCACAACTGGTCAACGCAGTAATCGCAAGCTCCAGTGCCATTCATGGCCGTTTTCATTACCGCTATGGGGGTGACTGGGAGCGCTGCACCAGGACACAGGAAATCACACGCGATAAAAACGGTAAAAATGGGAAGTACACCGTCACTGAGCGCGTTCGTGGCTGGACGGATGAGGACGAGATCGGCCTGTTCGTTCAGGTTGGTGCCATTCTGCGAGGTGAATCTGAAATCACCTGGGGAGAACCTCTTTACCTCTCCGGCGTTGTTACCCGCAATTCTCCGCTATGGGTTTCAAACCCTAAACAGCAAATTGCCTATCTGGGCGTTAAATATTGGGCTCGCCTGTACTGCCCGGAAGTGATCCTCGGCGTGTACAGCCCTGATGAGGTTGAGCAACGAGAAGAACGCGAGATTAACCCTGCTCCAGTCCAGCGCATGAGCGTACAGGAAATCACCAGCGAGGTTAGCACCAGGACCAGCGCGCAGGAGTCGGCAGCTAACGTTGATGCTGTTGCCGACGATCTTCGCGAACGCATTGATACAGCAAGTTCCGTTGATCAGGCAAAAGCAATCCGTGCGGATATCGAATCACAGAAAGCGTTGCTGGGTACTGCGCTGTTCACCGAATTAAAAAACAAAGCAGTGAAGCGCTATTACCAGGTCGATGCACAGAACAAAGTCGAGGCAGTGATCAACTCAATTCCAAACCCTGGCGAACCGGAAGCCGCAGAGATGTTTGCTAAAGCTGAAAGTACGCTTGGCGCTGCTAAACGTCATCTTGGCGACGAACTGCACGATAAGTACCGCATCACCCTGGACGATATGAAACCGGAATACATCGGCTAATTGCATCGGGAGGGGTTACGCCCTCCCGCCTGAGGAGGCTTTATGCGCCTTATAAATCGTAGTAAGCAATCGCCATTGGGCCGTCGCGCATGTGATGTTGCACTGGCTGCGCATCATGAGAAGTTCGGCGATTACGGCAGACAAAAGCACGTTACCAATTACACCGTTGTAGTGGATGGCGTAAAGGTTCCTGTCGAAGTAGTTAACCGGGCCACTAGCTACGTAGCCACCGCAATGATCGGCGCCAGGAAACTTAGAAATCTGCCGGCACAGGCAAAATGAATATTAGCGATGGCCCGTTGCGGGGCCAATGGAGAAAACGATGAGCAAAAAAATTAGAGACTTTGAATTGATGAGCACCAGCGAAATTTGCTGTCAGCTAAGGATTTCTTCCAGGACGCTGGATCGTTACCGTAAACGCCCGAGCAACAGCAACCCTTTCCCAGCACCGGATTGCTCCTACATGGGCGGATCAAATAAATGGCTAAAAAGTAAGGTTACCGAGTGGCAACAAAAAGAAATGCGCCGTAAAACTCGCCTGCCGATGTCCCATTTAAACCTGGTTCGTGATGAACGTGGCAGGCTTCGCCGTCCTGACAGTGTTTAATTCTTCCGAAGGATTGTTGGGGTGGGTGTAAATCACATAATAAAAATGATTTCATCACCCCATACCCAACAGCTTTGCGGATCAAATATTTTTGAGTCTGAATTCTTGAGCTTGTCGCGTCCACTCAGCAACCTGCCGGCGGTCTTCAATTAATACGTGAGCTTTGTCATTACAATAATCAATGATGTAGAAGTGGTGATCTTTATCTCTGTCGACAAAATATGAGTAGACAACATAACTATCACTGGTCGAAGCCCACTGCACCAGAAGGCCGTCATCATCTTCCCAACAACACCCTTCCTGCCAGATGTGAACGTGATGCAATTCCTCACCACGAGCCTCAACAGGTCGCTCCATGAGCTTGTCACGCCCAATTGTGTCTAAGTGAGCTGGATGAGCTAGTTGGATGTGGATATCAGGAGCGGGAGTGTCATCAAATTCAATGCATTCCCGCTTATATTGTTCAAACTCTTCGATCGGTAGCTCAGTAACCGGGTACTGAGTTATAACTTCGATAAGGGATTGCGAGCGGCTTATTTTGAAACCCATGCGTTACGCTTCTCTTCCATTTTTTCAGAAAGCATGGCAGAAGCAGCACTCAGGCGCGCCTTATACTCAGCAGAACGTAACACCGTTTGGCGCTGTTTGTCGCTGGTTCTCATTTCGCGTTTCTGTGTCATACCATCCTCCGTATCACCATTGGTGATTTTAGAGTCAGTTTATAACCACAGTAATACCCAGTCAATACCCATACCGTCTTATGCTGTCTCGTGTTGTCTTATGCTGACGTAAGGAAAACCGATTTGTTTACCCGGTCTGACGTGGCGTGAACTCCAGAACATCGGGCTCGATGATGCTCATCAATCGGGCCCACCACTTACCATAAGCCTCTCTCATTTCCTCAAGGTAGGTGTGCTTATCGTATACAGACCACACTCCAGGCAGTTTGTGCCCGAGCATCATCTCAGCAATATGTGGTTCAGTCAGCTCGGAGAAATTCGTTCGCGCAGTTCTGCGTAGGTCATGAATAGTAAAGTGTGGGACCTGCTCGTTATAAGCCTTCAGCATGAACTTAACCAAGTTGCTGCTGATGCTCATGTGAAAGCCTTCGCTCATCGGTTTGTCTTCGTATTTTGAAAAAACAAAGCGTCCAGGCGCCAGCTCAATGGCCCGTTTTATCAGCGGGAGCATTTCAGGGATGATAGGGCGAATTATTGGTTTCTTTGTCTTCCGCCCTGTCTTGTGGTTTTCCCATGGAACAGTCCAGATCCCTTCTTCAAAATCAAAATGTGCGACTTCAGCCTGTCGGAGTTCGCCGACCCTGCACGCCCATATCAGTGACAATTTATAGAGGATCTTGTTTCGCTCAATGAGGCGGGAATCCTCAATGGCTCGCCAGACTATCGCCAGTTCTTTGCGGTCCAGGGTTCGCTCACCCATTTGTTTCTGGATGCCAAAATCACGGCCAGACATCTCTGATAGAGGGTTAACCTCTAGCAGTTGCCGTTTTACCGCCCAGGAATAACACTGTCGGCCGTTGCTGATTACGCGCCGGGTGATCTCGCTGTATCCCTGGGCCAATCGGTCAAGGACAGTGAGCCAGTTGTGCAGCGTGAGCTGATGGGCAGGGTATTTCCCGAGCTTGGGGAAAACGTGCAATTCGAATGTACGTAAAATCTGCCCTGCCGTTTCCTTCTGAACGCACACCATTGAATGCCATTCGCGAAACAGCTCTTCGAAGGTGTACTGGCTGTTAATTTTGGCTTTGTCGAGGCTTTGCCTGATCCGTGGGTTTTCGCCACGGGCAAGAATAGCGGCCCACTTAGCTACTTCATCGCGCGCGGCCTTCAACCCGAACTCCGGATAGCTTCCGATCGTCATCTTGTCCTGCTTACCCAGGAAGCGGAATCGGTAGAAAAAAGTGACGGCGCCCTTTTTGGAAATACGCACCCACAGACCGTCCCGGTCTGCCTTCTCCTCAACTTTATCGCGTTCGCGCCCGAGGCACGACTTTAGATAACTATCTGAAATAGCCAT